TGTCTGTCTTCTTCGACCCGTTCAGGTCCCTGACCAACGAGCCGTTCGGGCAGCAGTTCGGCTCAGCTTCGTCGGCAGGAGGTAGCACTGGCATCCCCGGTCTCCTATCACTCTGGAACGCTAAGACCCCATCTCTCTGCCCGGTCGGCCCCCAGATCCTGGCCTCAGCAGCAAGCAACCAGCCCGACGCTGACGGCAACATGGTACCGTGGCCTGTCAATCATCCTGGGAAAGGGGTGATGGTGCAGCCTGCGTATAGCAACCTGTTGCAGAACCCCAAGTTTGAGGGGGCTGTGAGTGGGTCGCCGGGTACAGGTCCGACGAATTGGATACTTGTCTTCGGCGATGGGGCACTGGTTCTGGATGGAACAGACCTGACTTTCTCTGTTACAGCAGGCAGGAGATTTTACAGACAGCCTATCACGATAGGGACAAATACTACGTATAGGTGTGGCATTAAAATAAATGTTGCCAATGAGACCACGTTTTCGCAACTACTGAATATTGTTGATGTAATAGCTAATAGCAGTAGGTCATATATGCTGGATGGAGTCTCCGCCTTAACGAGCACAGTTGTGACGGTCGGGGAGCATTATTTGGAGATGCTATTTACTACCACCGACACAGGTGGAACCATAAGTTTCCGGTTTGGCGTAGGGGTCACTAATGTCGCCACCCTCTCTGCAACTTTTTGCTGTCCTCAGTTTGTAGCCAGTGCTTATCGGATGCCCTACGCAGCATCGGGTGCAGGTGCTACAGTCTCAGTCCCTTCAACCGCAGGCGACGATGACCCGGAAAACGGTATGGCCTTTCTGATGGACAGCCGGATAACTGCTGCACTGAGTGCGGGAGGAAGATTTACTGCCGCTGCCTTAGTTTACATGGGGGTTTCCTCGGCTGAAGTCACAGCAGATACCAACATCATCTCAATCAATGATTCCATCACAGGCGGCATCTACGCTGCTGCTGGAGGTGTACTGAAGGCCAGCGATGGCACGAACACGGCAACTGTTACGGTTGCTGACGGGTGGGCAAGAGGTGAAACCCTATTCATCCCTTGGTGGATCAACGGTGCAGGGACCAATCAGCAGGTAGGCTACAAAAAATCCGCTGAATCTGCAATTACATGGGGTGCTGCTGCTGATTACGATGGTTCTGTCAATCCCGGCGCTCACCTGAGATGGGGCTACACAATAGATAAACCCATTGGTGCGATACAATCACAAGTTTGGGGCAAGAGCGTTGGGACAGATGCTGAAATGCTCGCCTTGCTTAGGTACGCAGCTTGAATTGAAATTATATTCACCTCCTACATGGATGTAGGAAATTATACATGTGCGGAGAATTATAATGGGTAGCCAAAAGCCTATAACCGTCGGAACTGCCGCCTCAAAAGCATCGCTCGATACAAATTTCGGGAACACCCAAGACAATTTCACTGAGATTTTTGGTCGGATTGAATCTCATTTTGGGATAGAGGACAGTGAGGATGCTATCATTAGCGGTACAGTGGGAAGTGATGCGGCATACAAGATTCCATTCGAATACAAGCGACCCACATCAATTGAGTTTGAGATGCAATTCCCGTTTGATGTGCATTCTGGTGCTGGCCGTCTTCTTATTGCAGCTATCGTTGAAGCTGGCAGCACCACTCCAATATTCAAAGTAGGAGTAGACTCGACCCTTCCCACGGCAGCTCCATATATACCAAATTATCTTGCGAGGCTGTACACTTATGTTGGCGCAACTGAGCGATACGGGGTGGCCGGTAAGCTGGAAACAGGCCTAAATAAAACAGATGCCTTCTCTATCCGCAAAGTAGCTCCGACAGCAGCAGATTTGTTAATAACTCTGGAGGTAACAGACGTACATGTGCGCCTCTCAGATAACGGGACACCTTTATACACCTGGTTGTTTGCGGATCACGCAACCATACAGTCCATGATTTCGGCTATGCAGACAGATTTAGGCGTTGATTATGAGGTAAAAAATCACTATGCCGATGGTCATGTCCCATCCGACTTGGCCTGCTTTGTAGCAAGCCTATGTAAATCCCAATTGGAATATGATATCCCCACGTTATCAAACACCGCTGTAACTATCTATGACAGCTATGAAACTTATGTTCCGATAAAAGACGTTGGAATTTGGCATAAAATAAAAATAATCTTTGAGACGCACTCTGACACAACTACAAACATATGGGTATACATTGACGGTGATTTGCAAATTTACGATTATTACGCCGCTCTCGCATATAGTAGTCTTGATTGCGAGATTTACTTAAACCATTCTCCTGATGGAGCGGACACCCCAATTTTTGCGCCGATACGAAATCTAAAAATTCTGCACTACAATTACGCGGAGCCTCGTTTCTTGGTGGGGATGTGCCACAATTTTATAGCTGGGGTAGAATCAGACGGGATAGCCCCCGGTGGGGATGTTTACAAAGTAACATCTGGAAGGCTGAAACGGTTTTTTTCTACCGCAAAGAGATACGGATGGACTTTCATAACTATGTCAGATTTTATCAAAATGTACCTTGGCGCAATACCAGCGGTAGACAAGGTTATTGTAATGACTACTGATGATAATGGGTTTGGTTACAATACGGTAGAAGCAGTCCGATTAGTGCATCAACAGAACAATATCAAACAGACTACTGCAATCATAACTGATAGTTTTGATTTTGTCACTAACCAGGCTACTATTGACAAGTTGTTATATGACGGTAATTCAATAGGATACCATGCGGACGTACACCTTCCTTACGAGTTTTTATCCTACGCTCAGTTTGTCGCGGCTATGGCCAATTCTAACTCGGCATTCAACACCGCAAACTACAGATCAAATGTTTTGCTGTACTCATCTGGGTCTGTGACCACCGCACAGCAAAAATGGTATTTAAACAATGGATTTGCTGTTGGTTTCATATCCGGTGGGGGCGTGGGTATTTTCAAAAACGGGAGATTTAGAATTTATAGGCAAGCAGTGGACGATGTCGTGCCATTTGCCACATTAGAGGCATTGTTGAGCATATGATGGTTATCAACACCCTGCTCGTCATCCTCGCTATCGAACTGGCGGCGGTGCTGTGGCTGACAAGAAACTAAAGGAGAAAACGATATGAAAAAACTTTTGCTTATTCTGTTACTTGTTCTTGCTCCGACCTTCACCCTAGCTGCCCCAGGCTGGCAGCGCAACCTGACTGTCGAGTGGGAGTACACCCCACCTGGAGATATGTCACACACTGGGTTCAAACTCTATCAGGAAGGCGTAGCAGTCTGCACTTGGGGCACAGCCATCGTGCGCATTGGCTCCTGTGATGTTACGCTAGTGAATAAGTCCACGACATTCACTCTGACTGCGACCTTTGCAGATGGTGGAGAGTCTTCCCATTCAGCACCGTATGTCTTGAATGACTGGGGCCCGAAACCAAGGATTATCTCAGTCACACCAAAATGAAACTTAACTTTATCTGGGGGGAAGAAATGAAGAGACTTTTGGGAATAGCACTGGCCGTTGTCTTGCTGACAGGTTGCACTATAAAGACGGCTGATTACACAATCAATCAAGGGGTTCCGGGTAATTGCACACCACAGGTAGCCAGCCTCGGACCATACGGCGCAAGTCCTAACCAGACAGGTGCCGGCTCGACGAACTCTGGCGGTGCTGGGAACACAGTCATCATCATCGAGGACTCCAAACAGGATTCCGCAGCTGACAGCGCGCTCGGAGCTTATGGTGGAACCGCTGCAACGGGAGCTATCAAGGAAGCCTTGAGTAAGTGGACGAACGACATGCGCCAGACGGATTCCAGTAACCCGGCGACCACGACTACCACCACAACCACTACGCCGACTGCGCCGAGTTTTCCGGACGGTACTCCGCCGGCAGCACCTGAAGGCCAGATTGAGGAGATCGAGTGATGGCAAAACCCTTGTGTAAGGCAGAAGGCAAGTGGAAATATTGCCGCTATGATAATCCAAGGGAAAAGCAGGACAAATACATTCCATGGGTCAAGCGGATGATGGCAAGAGCAAGAAGAAGGTTTTTGAAAATAATCGAGGTAGACTGATGAGCAAGAAGTCCAGAGTGCCAGGGTCAAATTGTAAAGACCCAGAAAATAGGAGCGAGAAACCATGCTGCTGTGGAGGTCACTCGACCTGCGCAAAAAAGAAGAGAAAGACCTATTCCCGAGTGTCTTTGAGACTTGTGGAGGTAGACTGATGTTTCGCCTTATCCTGGTCCTTGCCCTGCTCTGGGCAGTGCCGGCGGGAGCGGTGACCATCCCCCAATCCCTTAATGAGTGCACCGCCCTCTGTGCTCAGTATTTCCCGGGTGGTGTACCAGTCACACCACCTGTCACACCTCCGTCCGGCAACAAGACATTTCCCCACCCGATCACCTTTGAGCGAGAAACCACTCAAGGCAACGGCGCCGCAGGCATATTGTTCAGGACCCTGCAGACCGGCTCAGTCTCCTACGTCTCAGTCAACGGCGAGGTAGCGAGACAAGGCACACCTTACAAAGGCGCGCCGGTTTTCCTACTGACCAAGTCCGGCGACCAGTACGCTCGGCCGTTGAGCTTCGTGATCAAGATGGCTGACGGTGTGACCTACACTGCCAAGAGTGGCACAGCTGGGGAGACAACAGGACCGGTTACCCCGGGAGCGTACAAGAACTCTGCAACGTACACCAGCTACGGGGTTCGTAATCAGGGGCGGCAGGCGTGGAGAATCAGCAAGCAGGGCGACTCCCTTGGGGCAGGCCCGGTGAAATTCACCTTTGCCTCCGGCAAGACCTTTACTGTCAAGAGCACAGCAAGGAACTGCAGGGACCGCGAAGATACCTGCAACCGGGACAGCAGGGCGGCTATGTACGGTTTTTTGTTCAAGCCAGGCAACGGCCGACCGAATGGTGAGGGGGATGCTGACATCGGAACAGCGCACGGCGGTATTTATCTCCACGCCCCCTTTGGTGACAGCAGCAAGACTGTGACAATGCAATGGTAACCTGCCCCCAATGCGGCCATCGCTACAAAGGTTCTTTCTGCCCGCTTTGTGGATTTCCATCTGACGATTGCGACTGAAGTTTTCCTTTACTTCCTGGAGGGAGAGATGAGGGTGATTGCGGAAGCGAGTTTGCATATGAGTGACAGGGACGAGAACGGTATCCATCAGGTAAAGGATCGCTACTGCCAGGAAGATGGCCCCTGTTTCTCCTTCGACTGCAACGGGCGGAAGAACAAAGGCTGTGAGAGGTTCAGGCAGCAACCTACCGGAGTAAAATTATGCGTCAAATTATAATCCTCATCACGCTCCTTCTCGCTGTCTCTGCTCACGCCGAGCCAGCCACGGTCGTCAACGTCGTCGACGGCGACACCCTCAAGGTCGCAACCGAGCAAGGCATTACTGTGGTTCGTCTCTATGGCATCGACAGCCCAGAGCGCAAACAGGCGCACGGTCAGTCCGCCCGGGACTTCGTCGCCTCACAGGTATTCGGCAAGATCGTCGACGTCGCCTCAGTCGGTAGGGACCGCTACGGCCGGACGGTAGCACTCGTCATGGTCGGCACCCAGTGCCTGCAGGAGCAGCTGATCCTCCAGGGCTACGCTTGGGTTTACCCAGACTACTGCAAGGAGAGGTTCTGCCAGGCATGGACGACCCTGCAGGGGATCTCCGCTGGCAACAAGGTGGGGCTATGGATGGACCCGGCACCGGTGCAGCCTTGGGTATGGAGGAAACAGGCGCGATGAACCACTTTCCAGAACCGAAATTCGAGTTCATTCCATGCACCATCAGAGCCAGGCTTCTTGAGGATTACGTGTACCAGATCGGGGAGTCCAGGCCGATAATTATACCGGAAGGATTTGAAACTGATTTCGCCAGCGTCCCCCGCCCGCTTTGGCCGATTGCCTCTCCGATGGGGATCCTCCGCTACGGATCACTTCCGCATGATTTTGGCTACCAGCACGGATATCTGCTGACCCCGGACTTCGGCGATTACCAACCAGGAGCCAGGGCGGAAGCGATCATGAACGGCCACAAGTATGCCTTCGGCGGCAACATCCCGATCTGCATCGGTGAGTCCAGAAAATATTTCGACCAGGTACTGAGAGACGTGACCATTTCTGCCACCGATGCGACCTGTCGGGCATGGGGCGCGTATTGCCTTGTCCGACTAGGCGGAGGTATATCGTGGGCAAAGTATCGGAAGGTAGGCCCTATAGCCTTCAACAAAAATTCCTTGGGTCTCCCAGGGTACTGATGGCCGAAGCTCAGAAAACGTATTACGGCCGACTACATGAGTGGCCCACGGATAGTGAAGACGTTTTGCACAGAGGAGATGAGTAATGACGGAACATGCTCCAAGTAGTTGCAGCTTCGGGGAGGACGGGCAATGCGCCTTGCATGGCATTGAGGTAGAGCGGCGTAAAAACATGCAGGCACTGACGGACAACATCCCGAAAATGCTCACTTGGCAGAACCGAATCGTCGGCTGGTCAGTCCTGGTCACAGTTTTTGTTGGCGGGGCATATATTTATGCCAAGGAAATACGCGATGATGTAATGGCGCGATATACCGCCAGCGTCGCTACAACCGCGGCTGATATGAAGATGATAGCAGACCAAGTCAGTGCTCTGGGGAATGGGCAGGCGAGGACTGAGGAAAGGTATGAAGCGTTGCTCAGGTCCATAACGGATATGAACACCAACATATCAACGCTTACATACCTGCAGCTCAAAGAAAGAGACATGAACGCGGAACTTAAAAAAGTAGGTAGGAAGTAAAAGGTGCAATCATGATCCTCAAAGACGGCAGTGAAACCCGAGACCCGCGTTGCGGCCTGATCTTCCAGCCAGACCCGACCGCTCCGCATCTTCTCTCCATGGCGGCGCCGGACGGAGGCATCGACCTCAGTCAGCGGGAGATGATCAGCAAGTATCGGGTCAAGAAGTTTGGTGAGCCGCTGCTCAATCAAGGGAACTGGAGTGCCTGCTGGGGGTTCGGTTTCGCTGCCTTTATGGAACATGAGCCGAACATTGCCACCTACGGCGACGAATGGGCGCTTGAGTTCTATTTCAGAACGCAGGATAATGATCAATGGCCAGGATCCGAGCGGCCCGGGTCCAACCCTGTGTGCTACGGCACCTCGATTGCCGCCGGCCTGCAGACCGCCAGGCAGGAGGGGCTGATTACCGAGTATTGCCGAGCCTACACGGTCGATGAGGTTATCCGCGGCATTGACTACTATGGCAGTGCCATCCTCGGCCTTGAGTGGACTGAAGGGATGATGAATCCCCGGAAAAAGGACGGGCTGTGTGTGCCTACCGGGGAGAGCGTCGGAGGCCACTGTACGGCCGGCACCTTTATCAACCGGCACCGGAACATCATCGGCGGACCTAACTCCTGGCCGGACTGGAACGAAATAACGCACGGTTATTGGGTGATGGACCTTGACGACTTTGCTGAGGTTCTGCGCCGCGGCGAGTGCGCATTCGCAAGGAAGGCAGTATGAGCAGATCAGAGCGGTTCTACGATGCCTTTCACATCATGCAGCAACGCGAAGGTCGGAACATTCGCACCAACGACCCAGTCGATCCCGGCGGGGATACCTTCTCAGGCATCTCCCAGGAGAACTGGCCGTACTGGATAGGTTGGCAGTTGCTTGCTCAGTCTGAGGGCAAGGTTACCCCTGCAATTGTCCAGGCGGTGGAGCATTTTTATTACACTCAGTTCTGGGGGCGGATCCAGGGCGATGCCTTGGCAGAACTCTCGCCGGAGGTCGCCACTGAGGTCTTCGATACCTCGGTGAACTTCGGCTGCACCAGAGGAGTGCAGTTCCTGCAGGAAGCCTTGTCGCTGCTCAACCTCAACAAGCGGCTTTATCCAGACCTCGTGCTGGACGGCGTGGTCGGCTGGAAGACTCTGGAAACATTGCGGCTCTACTGCGTGTCGAGGCCCCCCAAGCCGGAGGTGTCGATCCCCCGGCTGCTGCGGGTGATGAACTGCCTGCAGGGGATGCACTACATCCAGCAAATGCGCAAGTACCCGGCCAAGGAGAAATATCGCGGCTGGTTCGACAGGATCTGAGATGGCAGACCAACTCGATCACGCAGGAGAACTTGAGATGCTGTTTCGCAACCAGGCCATAGCCGCTGCTCGGCAGATCAACAGCGGAGAGTCCCGCAGTCACTGTCTGGACTGTGAGGAACCTATCCCGGAGAAACGTCGACAGTACGTGTCAGGTTGTTTATACTGTGTCTCCTGTGCCCAGGAGAGGGAGGAGAAGAATGGCTACTGAGGAACGAATCAAGCAACTACTCGACTGTGCAGTCAGGATGCCTACCAAGGACGCAGCCGGGGTCTACATTCCGGGCGGGATGGACGCGACAGTCAGGGCCAAGGCGATCGCCGACTGTCTAAAAATTGTACAGGATGAGAAGATGAAGGCTGAGGTGGTTCGTGCCTGACATCGATTTCAAATTCACCGCGTCGCCGACCGTCTCGAAGTTCATGCGGTCGAACGCCTTCCATCGAGCCATCATGGGTCCGATCGGCTCCGGCAAGAGCGCGGCCTGCTGCGTCGAGATCCTGCGCCGGTGCCTGGAGGTACCGATCTGGAATAAGGGCAAGCGGTCTTCACGGTGGGCAATAATCCGGAATACCAATAAGCAGTTGCGAGACACGACCCTCAAGACGTGGATGCACTGGATGAAGGACTTCGGTACTTGGCACGACACCAAGATGTTGTTCCGCCTGAACTTCGGTGAGGTCGATGCGGAGATAATGTTCCTCCCTCTCGATACCGAGGACGATGTAGGAAGGGTTCTCAGTTTGGAACTAACTGGCGCATTTATCAACGAATTTCGGGAGGTGCCTGTCGCCCTTTACTCTTCGATAAAAGGCAGACTCAGACGATACCCGAATCCGGTTGAGGTCCCTGGGACATGGTATGGCCTGATAATGGACTCCAACCCTCCAGAGATAGATAGTGCCGCCTATAAGATGATGGAGCATCTGCCCCAGGAAGAGGGCAACCCGAACAGCGTCATCAAGGTTGATGCCTTCAAGCAGCCGTCGGGCATCTCTCCGGAGGCAGAAAACAGGGACCATCTTCATCCGGACTATTACACCGATCTGGCAGAGGGCGAAACCAAGACTTTCGTCGATACCTACATCCACGGCCTCTACTCTCCGTCATTGTCTGGCAAGGCTGTCTACGCTACCACCTTCAAAGCAGAGCGGCATGTGTCACAGATTCCCCTGCAGATCGATCCTTTCCTGCCGGTGATCATCTCTTTCGACTG